ACCTCAGGTTCTGCGTTTTCAGCCTTCAGCTGTTCCAGAGTTTGCATCCAATCAGTGCTCCGATTGCGAGTAGCCCTATCAATTCGGATAGGTACGTTTGCCGTTTACCTGTCGGCTGCAGTAGTTTGATTATAAGCAATGCCTATTGCGTTTGCAAAGTCGTTATAGTTTGTCTATCAAGCCGACCGCGATAAGCACTGTAGGCAATCTCCTGCTGCTTCTGTACGTTGTCTAACTGCTTGCCCATGGAGTCAATGCGCTTGAAGTCGATCGATGCTCCGGCCTCTTGAGCATCCACCTGGGTATCCATTCGCTTGGTCTCTGCATTGAAACCGTCGATCTGGCGTTTTGCCTGTTCGTTTGCAGAGTTAGACTGCGCGACCAATCGTTTTGTCTCAGCCTCCATCTGCTGCGCCTGGCCCTTCTTGTCCTCCGCCATAGCCAAGACCATGGCGGCGTCGGGCTGCTGTGTCTGTTGAGCCTCAGCAAGCATTTGCTTCTCTTCGTCAGTCTCAGGCTCTTTGAAGCCGGTCAATACCAGCTGCTTTCGTGCGTACTCTCGGATATCACTGGTATCAACGCCGTCGGTCAGCTCAAGGATTTTCAGGATCAATGCCTTATGCAGCGTCGGATCAGTCAGGGCTACAGCCTCGGACATTGTAGCCAGCCGGTCAATCGTCTGCTCTTTCTGGCTATCGTAGGATGGTCCGATATCAGAGTAAACATCGAACTCCATGTTTGTCAGGTCGTTAAGCACTTTGACTTCGCCAGTCTCTGCGTCGATCACTTGCGTCATCGTCTCAACTTGCATGGTCGTTCCATCTGGCTTAGCCACTGTCAGCTTGCGAGGGGAATCCATGATCTCAACAGCCATTGAGGCGTAGACCTCGCCGTCTCTGCGCTTAGCGAACTTGAGGTTATGCTGGAAGATATACGACTGCTTGTCCATCCGGTTCTGAAGCGCGAGCACTGCCTTGCCGGACAGATCGGGGTCAGCAATGTCTTGAGGTATGCCAGGGTTAGCAACGTCCTCAACAGCCTGCCGGGTTAGCTCAATGCTGGCGGCCAGTGCTTGAGGAATAGGCTGATCAGGCATTGCTGCAACCGGGCCAATAGGCAAGTCTCCGCCATTCGCATCCTTCCGATTCTGCAGCAGGTACGGATAGTCATTATCGACACCCGCAATGTCGTACATATCTTCAAAGCCCTGGATCTGTTCAGCAAAGAAGATCGGCTTGGGCCTCGGTGATCGGGAGACTATGTCTGCCAGATAGCTCATCTGGAAGTTTCGCAGCCGCTGAGGATCTTTGGCCAGCCTCGTGATGCCGGTGTAGTACTCCTCGCCCTCTACAATATAACGCTCGCCGTACATCGGAATGATGGGGATATACTCGCCGGCTATCACCTCCTCTTTCAAGATCTCATAGCCAGACATGATGTAGCGGGTCACCTGGAAGCGCTCGAGGTCTTTCTCAGCAACGATCTCGTAACCCGAGTCAATCATGTCATCCATCACATCATCAAGCTGTGATTGCAGCAGGATTGTCTCGGTGCCCATTGGGTCAACGAAGGTGAGCGCGGTGTCCTTGATCTTATCGGCATGATAGAACCGGCCAACATAGAACTTTGCCCCCTCTCCGCTGCCTGACCATGGGAACGTGTAAGAATGCTCCGGTGACCTGAAGTCAACCGGGGAAGCGTCATCCTCACCGGTCAACTCTTTTACCAAGTCCTTGTATCCATCCTCTGAAAACGGCTCGATAACACAGCAATACTTGGCATCTGATTTGTCTTGGCGCTTGGCGTTAGGATCCCAGAACACGCAGTTAACTGCCTCTGGGATGAACTTTCGACGGATTACCTGGTTGAGGTCGCCCATCCGGCTTGAGGAATATTCAGTGAATAACTCCCAAGCACCAAACCCACCATCAACTGCATCGGCGCTGGCGTAGGTGTAGGCCTCTTGAGAGGTATTCAAGCGGTCATCTGCCCGATACATGCCGTCAAGTAGATCAGCGCCGTCGTCCCTGTCTTCGTCCTTTGGCTCAAAATCAACCTGCACCGGGTTGGCGGCCAGGTCGCCCATGATCTGCCTGTGAGCCTTCTTCAGGATGTTGAACTCGCCACGGAAAGCCAAATTGGTATCCTCCAGCAGGTTATCGTCCCACTGAGTTACCCGGGCAAAGACCAAATCATCAGACGCCTGCTGCCGGCCCGTCTGCCCAGACTGGTACCCCTTGTCTACCATCTTCTTTATTTGGTCTAGATCCAGCGACATTATCGGAGCCTCATCGGTCTGTTTGGTTGGGGCATCTTAACTTTCGAGTGGTCAAACGATGGCATATACCGCATCAGCATCATGATCGAATCCCCAAGGTTCGGAGACTTAATCTTGAATTTGGTCTTCATTTCTTCCTTCGTGTAAAGCTGAAACAAGCCATTTCCGTTCGGTTTAATAGGTATTCTACACAATTCAGCCCTGACTTTCTTCAACGCCGCGATGTCAGAGCTGAAGCTTATCAGCGTGTCGGGGTCATGGTACTCCCCGGTTGTAACCGCCCTGTATGTCCTGTAGCACCTGTCCCTGAGTTCAAAGTAATACTGCGCCCGCTTATTCTTGAATGAGTCCTCTATGGTTTTCTGGCTATCAACCGGAGACTTCATTGCTGGCTTATAGATGGCCTTCGGGTTGTCTGGGCTCTCAGATCCTCGGAACGATACGATCTTCGTGCGCTTTCCCTCGAAGTCTGCCGATGTCTGCTCAGCCAAGGCGATTCCCATTCCGTCGCAGTCCCAGGTGTATTGATCAACCCCCTGTTGGATAGCTTGCCCTACCGCCCAGTGGCCGCCCTCGTTAACGCTCCCTGTCTCCTTCTCCTGCGCATCCAATACGACTGAGCCATGACGCATAGCATAGCCCTTAGAGTCCGGGCCGGTGTCTGACGGGTCGTGCGCAGCAAGCTTTACGCCTTTCGGGCTAAACCCTAGCTTCAGGTGAGCATCAACGCATGCGTCGAACCACTCGGACATTATCAGCGAATTCTCTACGCTGTCATTGTAGGCACCAAGCCATATATGATCGTACTCAGCTCCCGCCCTGTTATCTTTGTCCCATGACCTCTCGTCTTCTAGGCCTGAGTCTTCATACCACGGGTTGTCTGTGAAGTTCATCATCACAATGAGGTGCAGATCATCCTCGTATATTCCATCGCGGTCTAAGGCGTCCTGAAATGGCGTGATGAACCGCTTGGATAGAGGGTCTTCGCTTGATCCAGGATTGGCCACGAAGATCATAGACACGTTATTTAATTCATCCTCATACTGATCAGCCTCGTTCGGCAGCCCCCGCTTTGGCTTCTTCCGCGCTGTCGGGGTGAGGGCTGTTAGTGACTCCTGGCTTATGAATTGGGATTCTTCCGCCCAGAACCGCTTGAAGCCATGAGCCGACTTTATTGAGTCAACATTGCGCGACAGGCCGGCGAATTGGAACGCATCCTTCTCGCCGAACAATATAGATTGTGTCTGAGCCTCGAACCCAGCTAGCTGCAGCCGTGTGATTTCTTCCTTAATCAGGGAGTGAACAGAGTTTTTAATGCTGGATTGGAACTCACGAAGGCAGAATGTTTTTGCGCCTGAGTCTTTGGCGTCAATCAGGCATATGTCAGCAATGCCAACCGACTTTCCCGATCCTCGACCGCCGATAACTACGATGAACCGCTTGGTTGACTTCAGAACCGGCTCTAGCTTTGCTGCTAGGTAGACATCAACCTCTTCGCTGGTCTCTGTCCACTCACCACCAACCTTCTTCAGTGAGTGAGTATGGCCATCTTTTGGACAGACAATGCCAACAACTGTCGCCTGCCCTTTCTTTCGCTCGGCTTTGCGCTTCTGCAGCTCCAATACCGCGGCTGCTTTGGTTTCCAGGCTAGCCCTGTTCATTGGCTATGATTGCTGCAAGCTCGGCGTCTGTCTTGCCTGATAGATCTACTGACATCTTACCCTCTGTCTTCTTCGGAGCGTTCCATCCTTGCATATCAGCCAGCTGCTTGATCGCAGAGTTTTGATCGTGCAGCTCAAGCTTTGGCCCGGTCTGCGTGATGGTGATCGACTTGATGCAGGCGGCAACCTCTGGAGCAATGTCTTCGCTGTTCTTGATTACCCACGTTGTTTGATGAACAGGATTGCCGTCTGCGTCCTCCCCTACCTGCGTAAGCTTGAAGTCTGCCACATCAGTGATAGACACCCTTGCTGATAACGAAAGCTTCTCTAGCGCCTCCTCACGGCTCATTACGGCGCTGGTTTCTGCCTTATCTCGGGCTTTTTGGATAAGTAGGCTTATAGTAGGGTGTCGCTCTAACTTCTGCGCTGCGACGTTCACCGCGTTCCGGCTCATCTTATGCGTTGGATATGCAATGTCGTATGCAGCAGACGGCTCATTGCCCTCTATCCGTGCGTTCTTATACGATTCCTGCTTTGATGTGAGTTTTCTATCCACGTTACACCCTACGACAATCTGTCATACTCATACCTTGCTTCCTCTCACGTAATTAAGAGAGATGGCGTCACCGGCTGGAATAGACGCTTGAATCCGCTCATCGCCTAGCTCTATAAGCCCGTCTTCTGATGCCGCAAAGCTTCCGTCTGTCATGGGCTGAAATCCACTTTCCCCCTCATTACTTAGGACTACCGGACCTACTGTAACTGTGACAATAAGCCGATATATCCCAGCAGTTACTGGCTGAGGGACTCCATCATCCAAAATAAACTTACTCATTCGCCTACCCTCTATGAAGTGTTAAATTGATTTCTGCATTATAACTAATTAATTGAAACGGCTAAGCAAAAACGCCGATGTAATCAGGAGGGATGTATTCATAGCTGGTCTCGTCCTCCATTACAATCATCCTCTGTGATCTATCATAGACACTATCATACTTAGCCAGTTTGGACTGATCTGAAAAAACCTCATCATACGTACCCAGTACTTGCAGCGCTTGGATCTCACCCAGCTGATCCAATTCTTGCTGATCTCTGCACCGTATTAGACAGAGCGATCTGATTCCGTTCCTTCTTGTGGGGATTTTGGTCACCAAGAACTTACCAGTCTCAACATCAAGCTTCTCAGGGAACTTATCAGCAACCTCTGGCCCAAGTTTTGTTCTATCCAGGCAGAACGTCAGAACGTCAATCATAGTGCTGCTACCTGTGCTGGAGTTAGGTTCTGTGAAAACGTCTTGAAGTCTTTGATATGACCAAACAGATAATTCGTGCCCGTTAATGAACCTATAGATATCGAAGCTTTAGAGCCTGTTACGGCATTAGAAGTGCCTGATGCCGTTTGGACCCCTTCTTGATACATGAGCATGGTCGTTCCGGCATTGTTGAATACAATTTTATCCACATCAACTAAAATATTGCCATCTATTACAACTGTGCCATGTCTGTATCTGGGCTTGTCATTTACGCCATTTTGGGCAATTCCTTGCCTAACACTCTCGCCTTCTACTTTGAATATTCCTTGGGATGCCGCTGCTCCCCTGCTGCCAAGTAGATCAACCTTACAACTGACACTGTAATCAGCAGTTGGCCCAGGAATATTAGCAGCATCCACACTCAGATTATCAGCAGCCCTTGTTACACTGGTTACGGCTGTCTCGATACGACTTGAAGCAAATGGCAACGCTTCCAATCCCTCGTAATCCACCTCAATCTCATCTCCACTTGTTACTATCCGAGGTCCGAATGATGGGTTTGCCTGAGTAGTTGTTATTTGGAATCGGGTGTATGTAGCCGAGTTGATCAAAGCCGTGATGTCTGTGAACGTCGAGCCGCCGTCATCAGTTATCTCAATGACCCCCGTTCCTGTCTTGCGCCTTACGTCGATCGAGAAGGTATTTTGTGCTGATGCTTTAGTAACTGTCTGGAAAACTGTTCCATTTGGCGCAGTAGCTGTCAGCGTCGATGCAGCATTAACAACCCCGTCTGCGCCTATGGCATCCTTTAACGCTGTGATCCCTGTCTTTACGTGAACAGCATTAGTGAAATCCCGGTTATGCAGAGCCTCATTAGTACTAGCCCCCTCAATCAATACGCCGTTAGCCTCAAACCTGGCCGCATCAATCGCAGCAGTCTTTACCAGCCCATCGTTTTGATCAACAAAGGTCCCCGTAGTCGCTCGCGTAAACGTAGCAGAGCCAACTCCGCGCCTTAGAACAAGGTCGTCAATCAACTGCATCCACATCAGCGGCTTCGGCAGAGGGTTAATATTCAATCTGATTGCCGACCGGATGGATGGCCTGATGACCCCTAAAGTAATAGCGCTCATTTATCCGTTTACCCCTATGTATTGCCTAGTCAATTTTAATTCCCTTCTCTTTGGCCTTATCCTCCAGACGAGCTACAGGGCGGACTACAATACGTGTAGGCATAGCTCAAACCTATAGGATAATCAATGGCTCAAGTATATCACAAATACAGCAGACAAAAAAAACCCTCACGAAGAGGGCAAAGGAGAGTACAGAGATGAAGGTGTAATCATAGCAGCTAGATCAGGAGGACGCTAGCGCCTTATATCTCTGTCTTATGCCCCCTTAAAGTTATGCTTTATGTGTATAGCCATAGATACGCCACAGGCCGTCACATACCCGCACCCAAGTATCATAAATAGAAACCCCCATAGCGTTTTAATGGAGAAAACTATATCTACTCCTAGCAATACAAAAAATAACACTGCAGGCAAGGCAGAAATAAGAGCTATATTCGCACACAAGTAACACAATCTATTTCGCATAAATCCTCCTGTAATCCACACATAACGACTGCGCCCACTTAGCTTAATGCTATATCCTCAACCCACTCCCTAAACTCC